GTTGAGACGTTCGATGGTTTCCTCATTACTCAAAGGTATAAGGTCGGTGATGTCTCCGTTCATCATATTGACGAACTCTTCAGCAATCTTGGCGATTTTATCGCTAGGTTTCTTGTCATTGGCAACGAACGTGACGCGGCGCTCTATGGATTCAGACATGGTTTCCCATCGTTTGATCATAGGCATCATCATACAATCGCTAATTATTGGTTTGGTGTACTGGCGGGCACTTACAGTTGGCTCATCGGCTTCACTTGTGACTGGCCAATGGACGCGTGGCATTGTTGGTTTGTATACTGTGGACACGACAGGAACAGTAACTTTCTTTCCTGTGTAATATTGTACAATGAGTGATGTGTACAACGGGTCTTTGTGTCCCATACCGATGAGGCGTGCGTTAACAGATTGAGTGGACGCTAACCCTGTCAGCATGTCAAGTTTTTCTTTCTCAATGGTCACTTGGGCGTGTTCTCCTTCTCTTCCCAAACTGACCACGAGCTGGTTGTCTTCTCTGACATACTCCAATCTGTTCCATCCAGGTTTAGATTTGTCCTGGTATGTTATGCGCTTCAAATTCCGGGTGTTGATTTCATTGTGGATCCATCTGAACTTCCAAACCGTGTATTGTGGTATGGTGTAAACCAATGCACGGTCTGGGCAATCAGTCCATGGTCGACAGTGATGTATTTTGTGATATCCGACTTGATGTAAACCGATGAGAGTCAATGGTAATCGTTTAAACCATTGCAACCACGTCACTTTCACCTTGCTGGTGATGAACTCGCCTGCTTCACACCAATCCCAAACTGGATGTTTCCATAGGGCTCCTCCGCTGACCTTATACTCAACTATATTATTAATTATAGTGAATGGTGAATCAGCGTCGAATCCACTAACTTTCTTAGGATTGAACGTGTGCATGACTACAGGCCTCATATGCTCTAAAAGAACATCGGGTTCGGTGATGTAGTAATCGGTGTCGATGCTTATGATGAAAGCCTTCTCATCAGGTACGTCGTCACAAAAATCTTGAGCTAGGTCGCCTACGGCGAAATGGAAATGATTCCTTGCTCCTTCAGTTGAGTTAGGGTTAGGGTTTAACTCAAACTTACTGCCTCCTACTGTATCGATAGCCTCGTTGATCAATCTACGAGCGGCATCTCGAACAGCTCCGGAAATGGCGTGTCCATTTTCTGAAGCACGCCTCGGTGTTACGGTACGCAAGCTGTCTAGCGGATAAAAATTAATTTTTATCGGGGTTTTCGTTTTGTCTATGACAGCTCGCTGCAATGCACGAGTAACTCGATTTCCTGCACTCTGGGGATACGGCGCAATTGCCGCGTAACCACAGAACTTAGATATGCAGTACGCTATGGCACCACAACCAGATACTATTGCAAGCCCGCCGAGCAATTCCGTGCGGGTGATCTGGTGTTCTCCAAG